GGAGGGAGGAGTGAGTGAGTTCTCGTTGCTCTACTTCTTGTGCCTCTAAGTTCAAAGAACTAAGAAGCTCAAAGTTGGAAATAGTCTGATCTTCGCCTCCTAACTGTTCTAACTCTTCATCAGAGTAAAAACCAGTAGGTACGAAGAGAGCGCGCATTTGATCATAACCCGGAACAGGTAGAGAACGAGAAAATGGTGAAAGGTAATCGTAAAGATAAACCTTTTTCGCCAAATTCAAGTCTACATCTGCTCTCCGAGAAAAGTCAAGTGCAAGGCCCCCATGTGAGCAAGGAACATCCAAGCTCCTCGGAGTGGCCCGAAGCTCAAGAAGATTACGTCGGATAAACTCTCGCCGAAGTTCTTCAGAAGTCCCGTAATAAAACTGGGATTCCGAATAACAACGGCCAAGAGTTTTTCCATATCGTGTTTGACAGGAAACTTTTCCTGTATGCAAAACTGAACCCTCCCAGAATAACTGGGAGTTCACAGTACAGAACTGTTTATCTATAAAGTTTTTCCCTAAAGAAAGACTTAGACCAACAGTCGGTGCATTTTCTCTCCAGGTGTCAATAACCTTTTGAGAACCTAACGCGACGACGTCGTCTCCATTTATCAGATACTTCCCCTTTTCAAATCCCGACTTCTGAACAATAAAGTCATTCAGAAGACAAAGGAGAGGAAAAGAAAGTAGACTACCCATGAGTTGTCCTGAAGTCTGTAGACCGGACGAACCACCAGGGTACCTGATTCGATGAGGTGAAACCTCATATCGAACCCAGGCCCTTGTAGGCTCATGGTCAATCTGACTTAGGATACCTTCAATCAGAGCATTCGTAACGCTCATAGGAAAGTTATCAGTGGCTGCGGTATAATCACCAGACAACCAAAGATCACCTTCCTTAGAGCGGGAACGAATCTCCTTGATTTCCCTTTCAATACGATGAATCCATTCCAACTTCTCTTCGAAGTTCATATTTTCATCAAGCTTTTCTTGTGTGACTCCATGCGTCAGAACAAACTGTGGTTCTGAACGGAGAAACTGGAAAAGCGCTCTTTGAAGTGGTTGCAGACACTTTGTGTCGGC